GCGGTGTTGCAGTAAATCTTATACCCGACAGCACCGGGCACTGCGCCGAAAGCGATGTCCAAGAAGTCACAGTCACCTACACCAACAGTGATGTCAATGCGGGCGCTCTTGGCGCTTTCACCGACGTTGCTGTTGCCAGCCGCGTTGGTCAACGCACCTTGCTCAGTAATGGCCGTCACAAAGACCGACCACACGCCAGCGGCGAAGGTGTTGGCAGTCGAGAGGGTGGAAGCCGCGGAGCCATTGTCAACCGGGACGGCCAGCGCGCTTGCGTTGCCTCCCACGACCAACAGTTCATCACTCTTGATCAGGGTGGACAGGGCAATGCTGGTTTCGATGCGCAGGGCATCGTCCCAGCCGCGGGCCTGTTGGATGGCTTCCCACTGGACTTCACCGTTCACTGACTGGGATTTGTAGTCAGCGCTGATCGTGGTTGCGGCAGGGGTCGTGGCCGCACCGTTCCCGCCGAACGCCGTGCCCATGTTCGCGCCGAAACCGTAGGAGCCATAGCCCAACTGCATACGCCAGATCGCTTGAGCGCCGCCGACACGGGGAGTGTCAACGGGGATTGAATTGCGAACTCCGGCAAAGAGCGGGAGCATCAGTTTCGCGGCGTCCTCGAGGTTGATACCGAGGAAGCCCGTAACCGTGGTCAGGTTCTTGCGGAGTTCATTCGGGTCGCTGGTGTTGAGCAACGCCCGAAGGTTTTGAATATCGCGCATGTCCATTTTGAAAATTTCCTTATGCGGGATGGTTTGCCTGCACGCTTACTGCGCGGCAGGAACCTCACCGTTGTAAATGCGATGTCCCGCATTGAAAAACGGGATTTTCAGGAGTGCTTCCTGCACGCCTTCATTGACAACTTTCGTCAGGCCGCCTTGTCCCTTTGCCAATTCCTCTGCCTTCTCAAGATCATTGGCGCGCACAGCCTTGAGGACTTCATTCTCAGGGGCGTTGGCCGCACCTGTGACCAGTGAAGCAAGGTCAAGGGCCGGGACTTCTGCCTTCTGCACAACCGGGGCCGCGGCGGGGACCGCCTCAGGCTCAGGAGTTGGCTCAGGCTGGGGGGCCGGGGCAGGGGTGGCTTCTTTGTTCAGGACGGCGCTCAACTTGGCGACCGTCTCAGTCAATTGATCAACCTGCGCCTTCATTGCCTGATAGGGGTCCTCACTGGAAGGGCTTGAGGACGGCGCACCTGCAACATCAGCCGTCTTGGTGGACGGCGTGCTGGGCGTGGTCATGCTGGGGGGCATGGCCGCGGCCTCGAGCGTGCTTGGGGTGCTGGACGGGGTTGATGGTGTGCTGGGCGTAGTGACCGCCTTGATCGTGGACACTGCCGCGTCCTGTTGTTCGTTCATGGGCGGCGTGGGGCTGGCCGCGCCAGCATTCACCGGGTCGGTGGAAGTGGCATCGTCCAGATTTCCAAGCGCGGCCATGAGCAGGGATTGAGCCGCATTGGGGTCCTTGCCAACCATGTCAGCGGCGGCACTCAGCGCGCCGTGGACCTGATTGAGCAGGCCAGCAATGTCAGCCTTTGTCATTGTGTCAAGTTTGCTCATCTTTTCCTCTTTTGCCTCCACCTTTTGCTCGGTGGGCTTGTAGAGATAAGGCTTACCGAATACGTCAGAAGCCAATCGCGCTATGCGCCGTCCCAAGGTGTGCCACTCACGCGTTGAGTAGTTTTCCTTTCCCTTGCCGCCGTTGTAGTAGGCAAGGGCCGATTGCGCGCGTCCCGGCTCGTCAACGGGCCATGACCAGTTGGCGGGGTCGCCGTACTTGTGCCAATCTTCGGGAAATCCTTTAGGAGCCGTCAAAGGTTCGCCATCGCGCCGGGCAATGCCCACGCTCGAACCACGCGACTTCAACTCGGTTTCAATCTTCGCCTTTTCATCCGCTTCTGCTTTCTGCAGGGCGGCCAATCCTTCAATCGAAGCCTTGATTACTTTCGCCGCTTCGAGTAATTGGTTTGCCAGTGGGTTGTCACCCTTTACCATGCCCGCAGGCTCATCACCGCTGATCACACGGGCTGGCTCAATGCCTTCATTCAGGCTGGCATCTGCCACGCCGGGGGACACAATGCCTGCCGCCGTGGGAACTTCCTTGATTTCATTGCCGCTTGATGCAATGTTTTCCTCAAGCAGTGGGTCGCCATCCACCATGCTGTCAATCACCTGCTCAGCCGCCACGCTGGTTTCAGTGGCCACGTTGAACGGCTCAACTTCAAAGGGCTGGTGATCAGGCCCGGCAATCACGGGCAGGACGGGCGTGAACTTCTTGAGCGCCTCATCCCAGTGCCGTTCCTCCACCAAGCCGTCAGCCTTGATCAACTTGTAAGTGGCAGTGGGCACGGCAGGCGCGTCCACGTAGGAAATTTCAGTAGGGTCAGCCACGTAGCGGATAAATGACGGGTTCTTGGGGTCTGCAAAGCGCTCAGCGTACTTGCCGCCCACTGAAAACCCGGTGAGCGTGCCGTCAAGAATTTTGGCCCACGTGCTGTCATTGGAGCAATAGGTCACGATGTCCACGGCCTTTTCCGCATCACAGAAGGCAATATCAATCACCTTCCCTGCGGCAATCGGTTCGTGCATTTCACGGATGTTTCCCCTGCTCTTGCCGCCACTGCGCTTCTCAGCCGCCTTTGACCATTGCTCAAAGTACGGTTTGCTCTTTTGGTAGTCCATGATCTCACGCACGTGATCAGGGACTTCCTGTGTGGCACGGCCATAGACGAGGCGTTTCTCCTCATCCACTTTCGTGAGTTGGCAGAATAACTCAAAATGGTCTTGCACCTTAGGCATTTGATAATCTCCGATATAGAAACATCAGGAGCGAACTATTATTCTTCTTTGAATTGCATGACCTACACGCTGGAACAGCGTTTGAAATGTCGTGCAGTCCTTTTTTGGATAATGGAACTACATGATCAAGTTCAAGTGGCTTTCTTTCATTACAATAAGCACACCTGTAACCATAATCCTGCTTGATTTGCTCAAATTGCTCAGCGGTGACCCCTCCACCACCTGCCCTCGCTTTCAACGCTCGCTTTTTGGCGCTCCATTCTCTAACTTTTTCAGGATGCGCCTTGTGCCACGCCTTTATGTCTTCCATGTGGGCCATTGAATATTCTCTTGCCGAGGCCCGTGTTTTCTCTAAATTCTTATCTCGATAAGTCTTTGTATAAACTCGTCCCTTTTCAGGGTGGGCACTCCTATAAGCAATGCCTTTTTCTGGATGACGGTGAGAATGCTCTTTTGCGGCAACTCGGTGACAGAATTTACACCAAGAGTCAAGGCCATCTCTCATTTTCCTATTTACAGGAAAATCTGAAATGGGCTTGGCTTCATTACACTTGACGCAAAGTTTCACTGTCATTATTCGCCTTTGTAGTCTCGCACTCCGGCCCGGAAGCCGTCCCGCAGGGCCTTGATTACTTCATCCTTTTTGCCTGCCCAGTTCTGCACCGTGCGGGCGGGCATCAGCAAATATGGCAGGTAGTATGTTGAGCCAAATTCCATCGTAGTGCCCGGCTCAGTGATGCGGAAGTTTGCCTTGTTCGCCGTTGCGCCCGTGCGCACATAGGTGCTGTTTGGCGGGACGGGCGGGTAGTGGGACCGTGACAGGCTTTGCCTGAAATTGAGCCCCGCCTTGATCAACCCGGCGTTCCAGCGGTCCCGGGGGTTACTCAACCATGCGGCCTTGCGAATTGTGATGTCCAGTTGAAACAAGGCAACTCCTGAAATAAAAAAGCGCCTGTCCAATCAAGGACAGGCGCTCATCTCTGTAAATTGCGGCTCACATTCAGCCACGTGCTAGATTGAAGAACCGAAGGCAGGTAGGCGGCCTTTTCACTCCGCGACCTCCCCGACCTTTCGGAAGGGGTGTTCTCATTCCATAATCACTGAACTACTACCTGCCCTGCTAAGTTTTCGGTTCGCCCAGCATTGTACCACAAAGTCAAGGATAATTTTTATCCGAGATAAACTAGGTGTTATGAATAGTACACTTCCTCCCCGCCTGCTGTGACGTATAGCGTCCCACAGCGGCAGTTATGTGTTATAATGCTATTGCAGATGTATAAACTATAAAAATCAGAGGAGAAGTCATAAACATGGCCGCTAAAATTGTACTTCCTGATGTTCATAATCTCATCAAGCTCTATGAGAGCGGAGTTTCTGAAAATGAAATCGCCAAGACCCACGGGGTTGATCGCCAAGTCATCGCGCGAATTCTTCGCGAAAAGGGGATACAACGGCGTACTCAATCTGAGGCCGAAAAGGTCAAGTGGAGCAGGATGACTAAAAAACGGCGTGCCGCCCAAATAGAAGCGGCTCACATTGCCGCCAAAGGCAGGAAAGTTTCTGAGCAAGAATTGATTAGCCGGGCCATAACTAAATTCAGGACTGGCGGGGTCAATCCTGCTGAGCAATTTGTTATAAATGGCTTGGGACAGCGTGGCGTCCATGCTTTGCCGCAATTTCCAGTTTGGATTTACAATCTTGATGTCGCCATTGAAGTGCCGCGCATCGCCGTGGAAATCTTCGGGGGAGGCTGGCATAGTTCGGGCCACCATGCCGCCCGTCATTTCAAGCGTTTCAAATACCTTCTCGACCACGGCTGGGCGTGCGTGATTATTTGGGTTGACGGTATAAAGCATCCTATCGGGGTCAATGTGTGCGACAAGATAATCACCCTTATGAAAGAGATGCGCTCTCTGCCACCCACCGAACGCCGCAAGTACAGGGTGATTTGGGGTGACGGTGAGTTTGCGCCCGCCACGCGTACTCAACTCAATGACGATGCCCTCATAGAACGCCTTAGAGCCACCCGCTAGGTTCGGCACAACGATTTCCTGACCGGGGATTAGGCAATTGGGATGGTTGGGCGGGTATGCGTCAAGATCGTCCACGCTGAACGTCTGCCCGTTGAGGTCGGCGCACACTGGGCAGGTCACACTATCATTGAAGGCATCCCACTTCCACGCCGTAATGCCGTAGGCCAGCATTTGCTCCCGTGCGACCTCGCTGGTCACATTGACCATTTCAGTCGTGGCAATGCGGCTGGCCCGGTTCTCATCAAAATACTGCCCCAAGTCATCAATCAACTCAGGCAGGCCCTTGTCCGTTTTGTACCAGTCTGAAATAGCCTGCTGGACATCGCTGAGCGTATCTTGGGGGATGTCCCTGATGTTGCGGCCAATGCGGGCCTGATAATCGTCAACCACCTTGTAGGGGTCAAAGTTGATCACGGGCTTGCCCCGGCTGGCCCAGTAGCGGCTTTCCACGTCAGCGACCCACTTCACCACCCCGGCAATGGTTTCCTGCACCGTGTTGGTGAACTCATCAATCCAGTCCTGCCACCCGCCGTCATCCTTCTGCAGTATGCCGTCCGTCTTGAGCAGGCGCTTGCGCAGGTTGGCCCGACGCAACTCCCGTTTCAATGCCTTGTAGCGGCGCTCCAACAGACGAAGAACCGCCGTTTTGACTTCCTTTTCAGCACGCGCCACTGCGCTATTCAGCAGTCTGCGCCGCTGGGTTTCCCGCATGATCAGGGGCATTGGGTTCCTTCACTGGCATGAACAACTCAAGGGGGGAGCCACAGCGCGCACACTTCCAGACCTTCAAGCGCTGGGCCTTGTCGTCCTTGCGGTAGAAATCACCGCTGAACTTGAAGTCATGCCCATCATGGCACGGCAGGTGCGGCACTATCTCCACTGGCTTGCTCACTGCTTTGCTCATCATTATTCTCCTCGTGATGATAGGGGGTGATTGCCTTTTCATCCAACAAGCGCTGGGCGCAGGCCCGTGCCTTGTCAACTGCCGGGTCACCAATCAGCGCCTTGATGTCCTTCCATGTGGCCTCATCGCCCTGCAGAACGCTGATCGCCTGCAAGGTTGGCTCACTGAGCGGCCTGCCCAGCATCACTTGGCAGAACGGGCTTTCACAGTAAATCTCTTGATCAACCGGGAAGGTGAGCCCGTTGTCAATCAGCACAGGCCGGGCTGGGTCATCCGGGTGCGTGAGGTAGTTGTGCAGTTCGCCCCGGTCCTGCTGGCTCATGATGTAATCCAGCACGGCGGCGCGCTCCATCCACTCCGGGGAATAGGCGGTCAAGGGCTTGGGCGTGGTCGCCCCGCCCGTGTAGTAGATCACCGCTCCACGCTCCCCATGACTTTCAGCCACATACGCCAAAGGCACAAGGTTGAAGCCCAGTGAGCGGTCAAGCAGGTACGCGGCTTCCTCGCGCACGTACATGGGCCCGCCAATGCGCTGACGCAGGGCTTCCAGTTCACCGCCTTCCGGCTTCCACAACGCAGGCTTGGGCGGCAGGCCGTCCGGGGTCATGGCAACGATTTCCACGTCATTTGCGTGGTGGTTGATAGGGAAGGTGAACTCGTACTCACGGGCCACAGGTGCGCCGAAGTAGGCATCATCTTCGTCACATAGTCCGCAATGCTTTTGCAACTCAGCCCGGTCAAGTTTGATGACATTCTTTGACACTTCCTCATGCGTCTGTGCCAAGTGGGTGTAGTAGTGCGGGTCCTCACGTAGATGGTCCATGACGATTTGCGCAATGACCTTTTGATCACCGCCCACCGTGGCGGCGTGTTCCTGTTCTTCCTTCATGCCAGCGTCAAACTCAGCGCGGTCCTGCCCCTCAAGGTTGATGCCAGCAAAGCCAGCCTGTGCGCCCAGTTCCTTTTCTACAATACTGATTGTCTCAGTTTCAGGTGGGTACAATGAGAAAGTACCAAGCGCTACATCCTCTTCCTTGATCAACTCATGGTCTTTGTTGTAATATTGAATTTTAGAAACCTCTGTGCCGGGTGCGCTTTCAATGTTCAATGACGGGATGCTGTACGTCTTGCCGGGCAGTTTGCCGTCAGCCAACAGTTGCTTTGCCTTCTCCCGCTGGGCGGCAAATTCCTTCTCGCCCTGCGGCTCACCGGGCTTGGGTAAGAGCGGCAGGGCCGCATCTGCACCACCGGGGTTCTCAGCGCCGGGCCTTGACACGGCAGGCTGGGCAAGCCCGCCCTGAACAATCAAGTCCTCCATGACGTAAATCTCGGAGCCTGCAATAATAAGGTGCTTGTTTGCAATATGCTCAGGGATGGGCACGTTCTTTTTGCCTTCCCCATCCTCACTCATTGACCCTTCCACGGGGTCTTCCCCCAAACGGCCCAGCGCATCATTCAACGTGAAAATGCCGTGCGCCACGCCGTCATAGATGCCCTGCTTTTCCTTCTCAGGGTCAAGACTGCGAGTGGGCAGGCCCAACTCAAAGCGGGCATCATCTACGCCCACCGTCTCAAGGATATTATTGAACGCATCCTCCACAAATGACTTGCGGGGGATGATCGCATCACGAAACGCCTTGTCCTGCAGGATGTTACCCAAATCTTTTCCGCCCAGCCCGGCCCCGGACATCTGCCCGAACTCAGACGGGGGGTAGCCAAACGTCATGACAAGGTTGTTGAATGCCCGCTCATACAGTGTCTTGGGGAACTCAGCCTTTTTGGTTTCATGCCACTTCATGCCAGCCGGGTAAAAGCGCCCGCGCATACGCTCAGCGGGGCCGCTGGACATGCGGGCGTTGTTGGCAAGTTCAAATGCGGCAATGCGGTCAAGCGTCCACCCCTCCGGGCTTTCAAACCAGCCTTCCGGCATGTTGCCTTCACGGTAGTGCGCCAGTTCAAACCCGGCAATGTTCGCCAAGATCATAATCCACGGGAGCGCCTGCTCAATGAACGTTTCCCCGTAGGGTGCGTCATAGCGGGTGGAGCGGGGCTTGTACCAAATCTCATCAGACGTGTACCACGCAAAGGGCGTGCCCTTGATCACCTGCGCAAACGCAGGGGTCAACAGTTGTGAACTGCCGTTATCGGCCTTGAACAGCCGCTTCTCCAATTTGCCGGGGTGCTTCTTTTCATACTCAATCACCTTCTTGACGTATTGATCACTGTACACCACCTGCGGGTCAAAGGAGTGCGGCTTGGGCACACGTCCTTTTTCATCAATGATGATGAACAAGGTTGAGCCGTCAAGATAGTGCAGGGCGGTCACATCATCCCCGTCCCGCTCAATGCTGAACGCGCCAGCATCAAAGATGTCACTAGATTTCATGAAGCGGGTCAGCCAAACATCAAACGGCATGGTGCGGTCAGGGCTGACCGTCAACCATTCATAAGGGTGGCCCTTCTCCAGTTCATTGCCGTCCAAGTCAACCAAGTGCGGGGTGAAGCCTGTCAACTGCCGCAGGCTCATGCCGATGGGCATTCGCACTTCTGTGATCGTCTCATAGATTACCTTGAGGTCACTGAACGCCATGAGCCCGTACCCTGTTCGAGGTTGCAGGCTGGCATTCACACTGATCGGGTAATCAATTTCCCGGGGCGCTTCCGTCTCACTGGGGCTGATAAACGGCTGGATGGGCAGGCCGGGCGCATACGTGCTGAGCGCCCACTCCGCAGGCAATTGGTTCTGCCGCGTTGCGACTTGGGCGCTTTTGTTCAGGCTGTTGGTGGGGACGCGTATGATTTTCAAGAAGCACCTTTACTTTGCTGGTGCGGGCGGGATGATTGAGGGGGTGAACACTTGCAGGAAATAGCCCCGGCGCTTGAGGTGTGCTTCCAGTTCCTTGAAGTCATCCTCCTGCGCATTGGGGTTGGTGATGAACATGAAAACCACCTTGAGGCGGTGGTTGATCTCCACGGTCACGCTGGGCAGTTCAATGTGTACGTCCTGCTCCGGGCGTTTGAACATATCAAATGGAATGGGCGGCATGGCTCACCTAAACGAGATAGCCGTACACTTCAACATTGCAGGTCGCGGCCACACCCTGCAAAATGTTGTTGAGCAGGCGCAGGACTTCAGCGGCGTTACCCACCGTTGCCCCGGCCTTTGCGCTCAGCACAGTGTACAGCGTGGCCCCTGTCAATTCGGTGTGCGTTGCATCAGCAATCACATTATTGTAGTCAGGGTCATTGAAGCCCAGCGAAAAACTCACGGTTGTTAGATTGATTGAGGCATTGCGCACAACAATCTTCGTGATGATCGCCGTCTTTGCCGCTGGCACAGTGTAAAGGTCTTGCGGGGTGGCGCTGTTCAGGTCAACATTGGCAACTTGCGCCAGCAATGTTTCCAGCGCACTGTTGGTCAAGTTCTGCAGGGCTGTGAGTTCTGCGTCTGTGACAAAGCGTTTATTGAGCGCATCATTCACGCCCGCCGTGGTCAAGCCCAGCCCGCTCACGCTGATGCCGCCAATGACGTACACCCCGCCGCTCACCTGCACGGGTAGCAGGATAGCCGGACCCACGGTGTCATCATTGATGATCAAATATTTGTTTGCCATTACTGCCTCCTGAAAAGGGAAAACCGACTATGACAGTCGGCGCTCATTTCGACGTGTAGCGGCCCGCGTGCGGCCACTTGCGAACTTGCGCCCATTCTACCACGATTGAAGGATAATTTTTATCCATGTAAAACTCTGACAATCTACTTATCCGGGTCCACTGCATACACGCCCGTCACGGGCCCGCCTGTGCCGCCAAAGTATTCATAGATACTTTGCGGCAGGTCAAACGCCCAATGCTGGCCGTTCGTCTCGCGTATGCACAAGGGAAATTGCTTGAATGAGAATGTGGGGCTGGTGGGCGAACCAAGCCCAGTCCAGTCGTCACGCTTTGCCTCACCACCCACGATCACCACACCGACAAAGTGATTGTCCTTGTACAACAGGAAGCGCCTGCCAAAGTCATTGACGCTTTTACCTGATACAACTCCAATATACCTGCCAGATTGCAGGGCGGCGGCTGGCCCCATTTCACTTTGGGCAGTGATGTTCATGAAGTATGCCGCCTGCATTTTATACGGCTGGCGATCAGTGATGTCATACACCCGCTTTTGCCGCGCGTTCAACTGGGCATAGGACACAGGCACAGGCTCAGGTCGGCCCGGCTTGCCTCGGTCAGCAAAGTAGAAATAGAGCGGGCTGTTCAATTTGGCAAGCAAGGTGTCATACGGGTCTTTGTAGCGATAACTGCTCTTGATGAACGGTGCAAGGCTGGTTTCCAGTTCATCATGATAGCCGTACATGCCTGAGCCAATCAGCACGTAACCGCGCTTCATCTGCTCACGTATCCACAGGCCATATTGCAGGAGTTCACCGATTGCCTGAATGTCACCGCCCCTGAGCGTGGCTGAGGCTGTGATTTGTGCAGGTAGCGGCTCATAGTAAGTTTGGTATAGATAGCGGCGCTCAAGCGGGCTTACGTACCCGTCAGCAAAAATGGCCGCATATACCGCAGGGTCGAGGCCAATGCTTGCCCGCTCCTCACCGTGAGCGGGCTGGGCAATGATGAAAGCCAGCGCCAAAGCCACCAAGACTGCAAGCCGTCTCAATGCCTATTCCTTTTCTCCATCCGCTCAATGAAATCTGCGCCCGGCCTCCACTCACGGGTTTCACCGCAAATGGAACAGCCGACCACTGCCGCATCAACCACGGCAAAGAACATCGGCTCAGGGATTAGGTCTTGCGCCGTGAATGCTTTGCGCAACAGCAACAACCGGGCCACGCGCCCGCCGTTGCGCTTCTCATGTTTCACACAGCCCAGCAAATGCCCGTTCGGGCATAGCCACGGGTCCTGCACGCGCGAGGCGTGGATAGCCATGACCTGCGGTTGATCGCTGGGTTGGGCGGCTTGCTCAACCTGCATCCCTGCCTGCGCTTGCTGGGCCAGAACACGATGCAACTGTTCAGGCGGCTTGGGCGGTTGGTTGTGGTCTGGCTGGGTGGCAGGCGTTGAGCCGTCAGGGAATACTTCATCAGGTTGCGGCATGTATCCTCAATTCCAACTTGCCATTTGTAGAATGGCTTTTTGCAGGGCGATTTGCTTGAACGGTATCCACGGGATTTCCGCGTTGAACGGCTCATTGAACGGCACTTCAATCGGTGGCGCGCCCAACACTTCAATCTTTATAACCCGGTAGGTGGTGTGAACGTCAATGAACACAACTGCGCAACCATCCTCCCGCTGTGTCTTGCAGGGTTGGGGTGATCATGCTATCGGGGCTCCGCAGTGGCGGCAGGCGCACCCACGTGCGCCCCATTGCCCGCAATACTGGCAGATGATCACGGCTTTGAAGTTGGCATCAACCGCCGCCGCTTGCTGGCCGGGCAGGATTGTGCCGAACGGATACACCCGGTACGTGCGGGCGCGGCTTTGGTGTAGGTGTTGCTCACGCTCATTCAAGGAGCGCTCGTAATCGCCTATCCTATTGAGCGGCCAGCCCTCAGGCGCTATCAGGTCAATGATCTTAGGCTCATTGGGTTTTCCTTCCCACACGCCAAGTTCACCTGTAAATTTTCGTCCCAAATCAGCAAATATACGGGATGGAGAACTATATTGTTCAAGCAAATCAAAATCGCCAGCACTCATTTTGTTTTCTCCTTCTGCAATTGTACTCCCGATTGCTTGAGATATTCCAGCAGGTCGGCAGGCAGGCCGTCAGTGTTCAGCCCAGCCACGCCGTAACGGTCTAGTTCTTCCTGCTTAGGGCCGCCCGCTCTACATGCGCGCCAAGCCAGCGCAAGCGCCATTACAGTATCATCATGCCCTTCCCCTTCTGCCGCCAGTCGCCAAAGCCCGGTTGAAGTTTGAGACGAAACAAAGGTATTGAGTTCATGGCGCAAGACAGGCCAATCCTGTAATTTCAATCCGTCCGTATGCAAGCCCTCATAGAGTTCGGACATAATCTCAGACTTGTTACGGTTATCCGTCTTGAACGGGAGAATAGACAACCCCTCCCGTTGCAGTTCTTCGATGTTCGGGCCGCCGATGCTATTCCATTCCGGGATGAGCAATTTACAATGCCACTTCCGATAAAGAGCAATGACGCGTCGGCGCTGTTCCGACCACTCTAATTTATTGATGTGGAGCATATCCACTTGTTGCCGCGTGGTCTTGTCAATTACGGGCATGGCTGTAAAGTCATTTGTCTGCCCGAAATCCAGTCCTGCATAGTATTCGTGATCTCGATTGTATTCTGCGTCCATTGGAGCGGTGAAGAACGGAGATGTGTCTCCAAAATAACTATTACCGCTGGTCAGGAAGCAACCCACGGGGTCTTCGGGGTATTCTTGCTTGAAAAAGTCGCGCAGTTCCTTTATTTTCTCGCGCCGCCATTTGATTTGTCCCGCTTTCAATTCATGGCGGGCAATGAGTTCTTTTTCTTCATCGGTGTATTCCAGCCGTTCACCCTTTTCAAGACCGATAGTGTATTTAGCATCCCACCACCACGGGTAAAAATGCAACTTCCAAACCCCCGCGCCACGCAAGGCCTCCATGCACAGGTCATAAAAATAGCCCTGCGCACCATTGGGCGTACTCTCAAGGATTACGTCAGGGTTGCCGCCCTGCATTGCACCACTCACAATTCGTTGCGCATCCTTCCAAAACGCCACTTCTGAGCCGTGAAAATCCGTGTACGTTGCGCCGCGGCCTGTTTCGAGATTACCCGCTGTTGCGATGGTTGCTGACGAGTCAAACTCCGGATAGGTGGCGAGGCTGGCATTGGCGTATTTGCGCGCCGGTTGAATGTCATTGAATTTGCAATGCTCCCAAAAGCGATCAGCCATCAGCCGCATCTTGGTTGTAGTATCCCCATCGTGCGCGAGCGTAATTGACGCCCGGCTTCCTGTTACCTGCCGCCTGAACATCTCTCCCTGTACATACGTGGATATGCCGACCTGCCTGGCTTTGAGTACCAAGTCCCGGCCCGTGCGGTTGGCATGGAAATGCTTTTGTACTCTATTCCAGTGCAACGGAATAAGAGCCTGTTCTTTATCAAGAATTTTCAGAAAGTAGTAGGCGAATAATGGCGGGGAATTGACTATCTCATTTGGACTTAGCATTTTTCGCATCAGGAGCCTCAGTAATAGCAACGAATTGGCCCCATGTGATCTTCTCGCCCTTGCTGGTCAAATCAAGCGCGGATTTCAACGCATAATCTTCAGGCCAGCGTCGCTCTAACATCCATGCCGAAGCACGCCAATCTCGTTTGCCTGCTTGATTCACACGTTTCAAATGTAGCCGCTTGGCCTCTGCGTTTGCCTTCAAAACCGCCTCAGAAAACTCAGGGTGGTTCTTACGCCATTCGTTGAATGTTTCATAGGATATTCCGCCCGCATCTGCCGCGCCCGCATACGTCATACAATCCAGTATGGCATCTATGATGACTTTCACAGTTTCGGGGTCATATTTACTCGGTCTCGCCATCTTCTTCATCCGCGATAGCAATTATTTTGAGGGGTATCATCTGCCGCTTGCATTCCATGAGCATTGCCGCTTTGTCTATTGCGGTTTCGGGTAAATCCAATGTAATACGTATGCCGCCGTCAACGAGGGTCTTTACACCCTCGACGGTGGCTTGGAATTTTATCGCATTTTTCGACAGAGATTTAGCCATGATTGTTTTGCTCAATGCCTATACGACGTTATAGCCACACGGCAAGGCAGTTGGCAATCCCCTGCTCACCAACTATTCTGGCGGAATCACTCCCTCCGTCTCCAATCTCCAGCTCGTCAGAAAATCTCTTTGTCCGGGCTTATCCGCGAGTAACAAACAAATCCATCCTCTGTCGGTTCTTCCCCACACTGAAGCGCCAATTGGCCGATATTGCAATAATGTGACATCTTCGCCTGCTATGTAATCACCGATGTCTTCTCCATCCATTCCAGGCGTCTTGCGGATATTGAGTTTTCCCGCTTCAATCTTGACCTTCGCTGGCAACTCGGCAAATGGCTCGATCTCGCTCAAGGCTAGCCACAACTCTCCCGTTCCATTATTGCTGTGCCGCGCCATCAGCGGGATAAAGCAATCCACATCGTTTTGCACATTGATAAAGCGGCCTTGTAAATTCAAAGCAATCGCCTTGAAGAATAAATCCGGCCGCGTATGCCAGTTTACCCGCGCTGGATCAAAATCAAATTTCTCATCATTCATGAAACAACGCAGTTTCGCGCATCCATTCTGTTCTTTCTCCCAACTCACGAAGTTATGCTGACAGGTGATGGATTCTGCATGGGGAATTTCGCCGGGATTCCACGGCGTGTTGATCCACATCGCGCCCACAGTTTCCAGCGCATAATGTGCTCCCCTCTCGTTGTTGATCTTGCGGATATACTCTGCCGCCGCAGGCAGGACCGGTATCGCACCGCCCTTGCTTCCACTTGGTCGTGGGCTATCCTGAATTTGCACCACCGCGGGCGTATATTTCCCATTGAGCGTCAAGCCGTTTTTGATGATTTGCGTCTTCAAAATCCCATATTTGACAGTATCTGCGTTGGGTATAGGCTCTGGCTCTGGCGTTGGTGTTGGTTCTGGGGTTGGTGCGAGAAAGTGCATGGAGTCCACTGCTACATAATCCACCTGTTGATCGAGATGGAATATGCCCTCGAACGACACACTCTCGGTCGTGTCATTATCTGCATGATGCAATTCAAGCACATGCGAAGGAAGGGGCGTGGATTCTGGCGCGGGTGGCTCGACTACATCCAATCCCAACCACTTTCGCATATCGCTCACTGGACCGTTGAAAACATCCAGATCGGCCGCGGAATACAGACTCTTGTCGCCTGCATCTGTATATTGATACAGTTTCCAATCACCGCGCATGTTCTTCGGCAGGGCTGGATTATTATCTGGGGAACGCAGTGACTTCAACCATGGCCATTGCGAAACCCACAGGTCGAATTCAAGATACCATTTGTCCTGCGGATAATATTTGCCCATGATCGGCAAGATGAAATTCACATAGATGTCGGGGTTGGCATAATAAAGCACTTTCTTTACTCCCGCAGGTTTATTTTCCTGCCAATAATGCAGGATGCGGCTGGAATCAGCCAGCATCGTCTTGTCAACGGTGTTGCCAATCTTCTCGATGTCCAACACCATGAACTGGCAATCGCTCGGAGTATGTGCCAGAACTTCCTCCGCTTGTTTCAGCCAACTATCCCATGAAACTTGATAAGTATAATGTCCCCGAATGCCGCATGGGGCCGCCAACTTTTCCCACAAAACAGGGAATTCATTCCAGTATCCTCCCTGATAAATTTGTGGGATGACGAAATCTATCTGTCCCTGTAAATCCGAAAGATTAGGGACGATTAGTTTGTTGTTTCCATCCCGCTTATATTCATATACATAAGTGTCGAATCCATGTGCTCTGGAAGTAATAGTTTGCATGTTTCTCTCCTGAGGCGGCATTATAACATTTATTTACTGGTTTTTCTTGGGTTTGAAAAAGACGCTCACGGACCTGCCGCTGTAATTTCACATCTGCTGAACTTTCCACCCTTTATTTTTGACCATCTTCCGCAACCTGCTCAATGCGGTGTCTTTGCAAATTCCTTCTTTAGCGGCATATTCGACCGCCGTAATACCAAATCGTTTTGGGCGATCAGGGGTCGCCTCGAACTCCCCCTCTAATTCCTTATAGAGTTCCTCATCATATAGATTGAGCGTCTTGTCAATCGTGTTCATAGGTACACCACGTCTTGAGGCTTGGTCTTATATCTCAGGAAATCCACTTGCTTTGTGGCCGGGTCAATGATGATCAAGCCGATTTCAGGCGGCTTTGACCCGTGCCCCAGCCTGTGAATGTATGCAGTTTCAAGGGACCATGACGGGGCAATGATTGAGCGCACGTGGTAATTGATACTGCTGTCTGCCACCCGGTGAACGTGGCCGCGCACGGCAAAATCAGGCAGGCGCTCCCCCGCCTCTGCATACTCGAACGTCAACCGGGCTGACAGGGCGTTGGCCGCATTGCGCTC